TGCCCATTGCTAATTATCTCAAAGAACTAGAGGTCGAACCTCTACCTTCTCAGATAGCTCTAGTAAATGGTATAAACAATCCAAAGTATCGTTTTGGATGTGCTGCTCTATCTCGTCGTCAAGGAAAAACCTATATTGCAAACGTTGTGGGCCAGGTAGTATCTTTAGTACCTGGCTCCAATGTTCTTATTATGGCACCAAACTATTCGTTATCTCAGATCTCGTTTGATTTACAAAGAGCTTTGATAAAGAAATTCGGACTAGAAGTAACGAAAGATAATGCCAAAGATAAGGTTATAGAATTATCAAACGGATCGACGATAAGAATCGGTTCGGTGAATCAGGTTGATAGCTGCGTTGGACGCTCTTACGATCTGATTATCTTCGATGAGGCTGCGCTCACAGATGGAATGGAGGCATTTAACGTTGCTCTTCGTCCTACACTAGACAAGCCTAACTCGAAAGCACTGTTTATTTCTACACCTCGTGGTAAGAATAACTGGTTCTCTAAATTATTTGACCGTGGATTCAGAGATGACTTCCCAGAATGGTTCTCAGTAAAGGCAACCTGGAAAGATAATCCTAGAATGACAGCGGAAGACGTAGAAGAAGCCCGTCGCTCCATGAGCGAGGCCGAATTCCGTCAGGAGTATGAGGCTGACTTCTCGATCTTCGAAGGAAAGATCTGGAATCTAAAGCAACATTGTATAGGCAATATTCCAGAGGATCTCGATTTAAGAAAATGCGACGTTTTCGCAGGACTTGACCTCGGTTTTAGAGACCCTACAGCGATGGTTGTAGCCGCATATTCGTGGGATCACGAGAAATTCTTCCTACTAGATGAGTATAGAGACAGTGAGCGTGTAACTTCGGGACACGCCGAGGAAATTAAGAAGCTAATGGATAAATGGGCCATAGATTATATCTATATCGACTCCGCAAATCAGCAGCAACGCTTCGATTTTGCACAAGAATACGACATTCCAACGACAAACGCAAAGAAATCTGTTCTAGACGGCATTGGATATGTTGCTTCACTAATAGATACCGACAGAGTATTCGTAGACTCGTCACTATCCCACGTGCTGCACGCTTTAGATCAGTACCAGTGGGACGATAATCAGAATCTACAAAAGGAAAAGCCAAAACACAATGAGGCTAGCCACATGGCCGACGCCCTAAGATACGCACTCTATAGTTATAAAACGAGTGCCGGAGGATTCTAATATGTACGTTTATATGCAGGGCGAAAGCATACTTATACCAGCTTCAGTGACTGGCAGCAAATCTTTAATATCTGGCCTAACAGTAGTAATGAAACTGTCTAAGAGAGGAGAAGTTCCACCCGAGTCCGCAGCAGTAGCCGCTACACTCACCGTGGAGAACTACACTAGCCCAGAAGTAACTGATGGATATTTATTTAAGCTAGTAAACAATACACTAGCTCCTGGAATTTATTACGTAAATTACGAATATATGATTACGGGACAAACTTTTAAGGGAACTCCCAAGAAAATAACAATCAAAGAGAGCGTGATATGATCACATTTCTATCTCAACTAGAGCCTGTGGCCTCTATAGACTGGAAGTTTTATAAACCTCCCGCGTCTGTAGTGTGGCTGCATCCCGAAACACGAGATATAGAATCTGAGGATCAGATAGCGCCCGCTAGAGGACCAGCGGAAATAATTCCTACTGCTATTTTTACAATAGCAACGGGAGCGGCTTACGAGTGGAGTCAAATAGGGTGGTAAAATGGCAGCAGTAAATTTTTTTAAAGTCACAGTATTACCTCAAGTTCTTCAACCGGATAGCTTTTATTACGTAGAGAATGGACAATTCGCAGAGGCATATCTTACAGATAACCAAGGCGTTGCGAAAAAAGTTGGTAATACGGAGATGATCCAGAGTGTAACTCAAGTCATAGATGGTTCGACGTTTATTTAACAAAGTAATTTCATACCAAGTGCAATTTGCAGCTTGACTTTGAACCCTCAAAATAATATAATTACAGAAATTAAAAGGAGAAAAAATGTCTGGAACAAGCTTACTGCGTGATCCGATTAAATACGTCAGAGACCGGGCAAAATCTAAGTACGAAAAAGGCTCTCAATGTGAAATTTGTGGGAGCACAGAGTCCCTAGACTTTCACCATTACTATACAATGACTCCATTGTTTAATAAGTGGTGCAAGGACAAAGGCTTTACAGTCAAGACAGTAGACGATATACTAGCTATTCGAGATAGTTTTATTGAAGAAGAGCATGATAAAGTCTACAATCAGACGGTAACTTTGTGTCACGAGCATCACTTGAAGCTTCATAGCGTATACGGAAAAGATCCTACACTAATAACTGCTACTAAGCAGATGAATTGGGTAAGGATTCAAAAGGAGAAACATGAAGCTAGGAAATTGGATCTATGAGAAACTAAATCCGGCTCAACGTTGGATAGCCGCAGCTCAGTCTGAAGCTATATCAAAAGAGCCAGAACGCTCATACGTTTATTATTTTGAGAATTTAGAAATCGTGAATCGCGCTGTCAATATGATAGTAGACGATTCTGCAGAAATAAATTTCTCAATCGGTACAGAAAAAGTAGGGTTTCCTGTTAGAGGCGGTTTAAAACGCAAGACAGTTGAGACCCTTTTAAACTATCAACCAAATCCTTTTCAAGATATTCACTCATTTAGAAGAAACTTGATTATGGATTTTATGCTAGATGGTAATATTTTTATATATTTTGACGGAAGTCATCTATATCATTTACCCGCTAGTAAAGTAGTTATATATGCTGATGACCAGACTTACGTAGAAAAATACGAGTTTGAGGGAAGCATAGAATATCTACCAAACGAAATTATACATATCAAGGATAATAGTTCTCAGTCAATCTACAGAGGCATCTCTAGACTAAGACCTGCTGTTAGAACTATGAAGTTAATGAAGTCAATGAGAGACTTCCAAGATAACTTCTTTAACAACGGAGCCGTTCCCGGATTAGTTATTAAAACTCCAGATACTCTAAGCCCTCGTATTAAAGAGCGTATGAAAGAAGAGTGGAGACAAACTTATAGACCACAATCAGGAGGTAGAAATCCTATGATCCTAGATGGTGGTATGTCAGTTGATTCAATCTCAAACGTAAATTTCAAAGAATTAGACTTTGGACCTTCGATTGACTCAAATGAGAAAATTATTTTAAAAGCGCTAGGCGTACCTCCTGTACTAGTAGACAGCGGTAACAATGCTAATATACGACCAAACCACAGAGTTTATTATCTAGAAACAATTATTCCAATAATTAAGAAAATAAATTCGGCATATCAAATGTTCTTTGGTTTCGAAATATACGAAGATGTAGCAGGTATACCAGCACTACAACCAGAATTAAAGGATGAAGCAGCCTACTATTCAACCCTAGTAAATGGAGGAATTATTACTCCAGATGAAGCTAGATTAGGAATGGGGATGGAAATTCTACCTAATTCAGCAGGAGCTGAAATAAGAATACCGGCTAATATCGCGGGTAGCGCAGCTAACCCAAGCCAGGGCGGAAGACCCGCAGATAATACGGAGCAATAATGTCAAAAATAGCAGTACTAAAAGAGTTAGACAAGTACTTTAAAGAGAAAGGAAAAGTACTAACCTATAACGAATATATCCAACAAGAGGATGCACCCGTAAGAGTTCATATCATTAAAAGAGTGGTAGGACCTTGGGGACGTATGGAAAGACTACTAGGTAAAATTCCTGCGGAAGTAGTGGTAAGTGTCGGGGTTGAGGCTGTAGAAGCCGCGCCAGCACCTATCGAAGCTCCAGTAGCAGAGCCAGCAGAAGAGCCTGTAGCAGAAGCACCAAAAACGGCTAAGAAGAAATAACATGGCCCGAGTAGGAGGAGAAGAAATCGATCTAACCCCTACAGACGGCATGGCTAAAGAAGCACAAAGAGCACTAGACTGGAGAAAGGAAGGCTTCGATGGAGGCACTCCGGTAGGTCTAGCAAGAGCAAGACAACTAGTAAATAAGCAGGAGCTATCTCCTAGCACAGTTCGTAGAATGCATAGCTTTTTTAGCCGTCATGAAGTAGATAAACAAGGCGAAGGATTCAGCCCAGGAGAACCTGGTTATCCTTCAAATGGTAGAGTCGCTTGGGCTTTGTGGGGCGGAGACGCGGGACAAACATGGGCAAGAGCTAAATCAGAAACTTTAGATCGTCTAGAAAATAAAAACATAGACTATTTATTAGAACCTCTAGATGACGAAGAAGATGATGATGATGATTATAAGGCAGCAGCTAGCTCCCTGAAAGTAGGAAACTTTGTTAAGTGGAGATCCTCAGGAGGTACCGCTAAAGGTCGTATTGAACACATTATGACCGAAGGAGTGCTAGGCATACCTGACAGCAGCTTTTCTATAGAAGCAACAAAAGATGATCCTGCAGTACTTATACGAATTTATAGGGATGGCAGCGAAACGGATACCTTAGTTGGTCATAGAGCTTCTACGCTGACAAAGATAACAGAAGAAGAAGCTATGAAAAGCTTAAAGAGGCAATCTATGCAAAAGATTTTCAAATTAGATTCTTCAATTAAATCAGTTGAAGAAGGCGAAACAGAATTAAAAATCGCCGGCTATGCTAGTACAAATTCTATTGATAGATCTTCTGATAAGATCTTATCAACAGCATGGACTAAAGGCGGATTAAAGAATTTCCAAAACAATCCAATTTTACTATTTAATCATAATTACGATAAACCAATAGGTAGAGTCGTAGAAGTAGATACAGATAGTAAAGGATTAAGGATCAAAGGCGTTATCAGTAAAAGTGCTGGTGATGTTTACAATTTAGTTAAAGAAGGCGTGCTATCAACATTTTCAGTTGGTTTTATGATTAAGGACGCAGATTACGATAAATCTGCAGATGGCTTAATCATTAAAGATGCCGAACTTTTAGAGGTATCAGTAGTTTCTGTACCATGTAACCAAGATGCTACATTCTCAGTAGCTAAATCATTCGATAATCAAGAAGATTATCACACTTTCAAAAAACAATTTGTTGAAAATGCTCTAGGTGGTCAGCCTTCCGCTGAAACCGGAGGCTCATCAGAGGGCGCGAACGTAGCGTCAAGGAAATTAAAAATGGACGAACAAAATACACAGGACATGATCAATAAGGCAGTTGCTGATGCTCTAGCCGCTTCACAGAAAGCAGCAGAGGAAAAAGCAGCTAAGGAAGCAGCTGAGAAAGCTGCTGCTGAAGCACTTGAGCAAAAAGT